ACCTACAATCTTGCCGTAATTCTCTATTGTTATATCGTCAACGTCTATAGTAAGAGCGTTAGTTGTACCAAACACCCAGAAACCAGCGGGTATAATAATTGTACCACCAGAACCTACAAAATCAGACGCCACAACAGTGTTGTAGTTCTCTTGGCTGTTTATCAGTGCTTGAGTAACCAAGGTAGCTGTACCACCCCCGCCACTTACACCAAACCCGTTTATGTTATAGCCAAACCCAGTCATTATGCGTCATTCTTTGCGTTTGTTGTGAAGAACAGTTTTATACCCATCAATCTAGCATCTGCTGTCTGAGTATCGTTAGTGGCATCCCTCATAATCTGGAAGAAGGTGTAGCAGTCTTCAGCAGCACTAGCTATGGTCACAGGTCCACTTTCCACTGTTACGTCTAGGTCGTTAGCAACTCCGCTGTGTGCCTTAGCTGTAGCTAAAACATTAGTGCCAAAAGCGGTATCTGTACTTACGTCATCTGCAATGCTTACACCAGATAAGCCCCAACCAACCGTACCTGTATCAGTGCCATCCACAGTAAAAAACGCTTGAAAGGTTACAGTCCCTTCATTCCAGCTTTTAGGGAAGACAACACTAAACTGTGCATACTCAGCAGTGCTAGGGTCAAAATCAAGCACCTTAAGTTCTGGCCCATTGGTAAGTTCTACTTGTTCTGACCCAGAAGAGCCATTGGTGGTATTAGGGTACATAGCAGACGCTGGTACATAGATAGTCTCTTTACCTTGCACCTTAAGAGCATTAATTTCAGCACCAGTTGCAGTCAATGCTGTTGCACCTAGAGTCAACCCTTGAGTAGTAATAGACTGAGTGTTAATGGATAATACATTATCGGCAGTCTGGTCTAGGGTGGCGATTTCTATCCAAGCGTTATTATCCTCATTACGGATTTTTAGTTTGTTGGTGTCAGTCTCATACCACCACTGATTAGCATAAGTAGTAGAAGGTTCGTCGGCACCAGACGAGTTAGTTGCTAGTGCTGCAAGTGCCAGATTCAAGTCTGCCCTAGTGTCGGGGAAGGTTTGATTAAGAATGTTAAAGTCGTGCTGCGACATTATATAAGTTCCTTTCCGTAGCCCTTAGCTACATAGTCTAGTGTCACAGGGTTTGTACTCACTGAGTTACCTGTGAAAATGTTCATAGTAAAACCTGACCTTGTTTTGTTTGTTATAGTGTATCTGTCACCTTCCGTCAGGTTAGCTAAGGAGATACCTATAGCTGGTATTATAGCATAGGCTTTACCAAAACTTACGTTAGTAGAACCAGTAAAGGTTATGTCGTTACCAGCAACAACCCTATCAGGCATATCTACACTAATAGATAGGTCACTTACAGAAGGGGTAGCATTTAAGTTCGTACTCTCTAATACAGCCCTAAACTCAAATGCTCTGGCAGTTATGTCAGTCACAGAAAAACTTTGCCAATCTGACCAAGTGGGAGTTCCTGCGGGATCATCCTTAGTGTGTCTTAACTCTACAACAACAGTTACGTCATCGAAGGTCTCACCTGACCCGTCAAAGTTGCCACTTCTATCATCAAAGTTACCTGTTTGTAGGTCAAAGGTTTGAGTATAGTCCCACCTAGTACTTATAAACCCGTAGTTTACCCTGCTTGTAAACTGACTGCCTAAGTCCAAAGTGTTAGAGAAGTAGTAGAACCCTTGTGACTCAAAGCCTGTAAAGTCATCAAGACTACCCGTTCTGTCATCCCATAAGCCAGACACCGAGTCTAACAGGGGTGTTTCACTCAACCTAAGTTGCCCCTCAACTTTAATAGTATTAACCTTAACCCCTGCAAAAGTGGGGCTTTCTGTTAAGGTGGCAACAGCATTAAACTCTTCTATAGTTTGGCTCGTAGTAATAAACTTAGAAGCGTTAACAGATGTGTTAGACCCGCTAGTGGTATCGTCTACAGCTTTAATGAAGTAGGTTCCTGTACCAGCATCCGAAACAATTAGGCTACTGCTACTGGCGGGTACTTCTGCTATTAAGATAGAGTTTCCGTATAAAGCATCCTGAGTGGACTGTGAATATCGGATGATATAGTGTGCTAAGTCTAGGTCAGGTACAGGTGTCCAAGTTAAGTACAGGTTAGAGCCTACAAGGTTCCCTGTAAAATTAGTTACATCTGCTGGTGGTGAGCCTAAAGGTTCTATAAGCTGATTAGACAGTGTAGTATATGCACCGTGAACACCTAAAGAGTTAGTGGGTCTCGACCTTATGTCGTACCTACCGTCTTCTATGCCTACAACCTCTACACGTTCTGTCCCTACAAAAGCCCCTACTATTGCGATAGAGGTGTAGTTTGTATCGCCCACTTTCCTGTATTGGACCTCTGCCGTGTCCAAGATGTTACTATTGTTTACAAGGTCTACAGTCAAAACCCCAAGGGTCTTACCTTTAACCCTTCTTAATTCTGACCCAACAGTCATAGCTAAACTAGGTACTGTAAAGGGAGACAACAGAGTTGTATTATCTCTTTCGTAGACTATACCATCGTCAACTTCATCAAAGACACTCTCAGATATTTCCTTGAGGGTCATTTCTACTTGTAGGTCGTATTCATTCTGTAACCCAAATGTCCAAGATACAACCTCAAACTCTTTGTTAGTCCAACCAAGTCTGGTGTTAGTGATCCTTACATTGTCACCTGTCTGTACTTGGAAGGCCCTAAGACCGAATGAGGCTTGGAACTGTAGCTGTTGTCTATTACGCTCAAGCATGATCCTAGCTATACGACGAGATTCTATTGAGTTGTCTGTGAACGGTAAGTCCATGTCTAAGGTAGACTCTAGCCCACCATCAGCAGTAACAAAGGCAGCGTTAGTTACAGGTGGGAAGTCTGTTACTTGCCAATTACTTTCGTCACCCCTAAACGTACCATTAACTGTGTTGAAGTTGTCTCTACGAGAGTGTCTAGTTGCTAGGCTTATTCCTGACCTAAGATCGTCTTCATTAAGGTCTAATACAGGGGCAGTCCACTTAGCAGCCTTTACGTTCCATGCACCTTGAGTGTACCACAGAGTAGCCCCCATAGACGTTATAAGCCCTTCTAAGAGGTCTTGTGGTGTAGTTCCTGTGGTAAAGGCACCATTAGCTGTATATCGTGTTGTACCAGCGTCTGTGCTAGTCTCATCGCATATGTTAGCGGCAGTGGTAAAGGCGGTATCGTTTATGTTAGCGACAGCTTCACCTAATCCGTACCCTGTAGCTGTCAGATAGTCTCTTACACATAGAGCAGGGTTATCAGACCAAGCGGTAGTTGAGGTTCTAGGGTCGTATACCTTCTTACCTTTAATAACAGCGGTAATCTCAGGTACACCATTAGGGAAGGCATCTGTATCATAAGTCAACTTAACATACAGGTAAGCAATACCACGAAGTCTATGGTTCCCTGTCCAACCAGACACAGCACTAACTAAACTACTATCGGCAGCTTGAGTAGATGTACCTAAGTGTTCCTTGATTGTGACTAGCCCACTATAACGACTAGGAGAGGTAACATTACCACTACTGTTTATAGTTGCCACTTCATCGTTAATGTATATCTCTTCAAAAGACTCTATCTCATGTCCAGCAAAGGCTAATACTCTATGTAGTTGTACATTGTCTGTACCTGTAGTACCATCAAATATTCTAACACCAGCGGTCTTCATCTTACCGTAAATGACTTGGTGGTCTAAGGCTGAACCTGTCTGTGTTACATTATAACCTCTGTTAGACTTGCCATTACCTGTACCAAAACCACCAAGGTCTTTAGGCTTAGGTGCCAAGGCACTCATGGCTATGCCTAAACCAGCGTGTACTAGGAATGTAGGTAAGAACGCCGCCGCTCCACCAGTAGCTACCATAATAGCAGCAGTAATAGCTGCAACAACAATAGCCCTGAAGATGCCTTTAAAACTAAGACCCATTCGTATTATTCCTAACTAGCAGTTCTGCCCCAAACAATTTCTTTATCTTGTAGGTCTTCGATAAAGTCTAATCCAAGGTCTCCGGGATATACTGACTTCTGATAAGCAGAAGTATACCTAGCAAGCCTTGGCCTCTCTAGGTCTATTAGTTTGTTCTCTACAGTTAGTTCTATAGTAGCTGTTTCAGGGGATTCCTGTATGTTCATCTGATCCATATAGCCAGAGAACACTTGGGTTAGGGCTGTAGTGTCTGAGGTAATACCAAAATATATGTTACACACTCTGCCTTGATATGGCTGTGTAATGGCTAGTGCAACTACCTCAGAGGTCATACCACTAAGAGTAATAGTTGCACCTCTAACAGATAAATCAGATGCCTCTTGTACCTCAGATATGTTTAGTAAGTTACCTGAACCTGTCCAAGTATGCCCTCCGTAGGAAAGGTCTCCAACCCCTGTCCACAACCTAATCTCGTCAGGACTGTCAAACAAGAGTTCTACAGCAAAGAAGGGGGAGATTACATCATCGTCTAGGGCATTAAGTACTACCGAGGGAATAGTCCTAGTCATTATAT